GGCGGGCGACGAAGGCGTCGCGGATCTGGGTGCGAACGTGGCTCATGCTTTGTCCAGCCGCAATTGCGTGACGCCGGTGCCGTCCGGCTCGACGCCGGTGACGGTGTAGGACGCGGCGGAAATGATGACGGTGTCGCCACAGGCGACCGGGACGGCGGACAACAGGTGCAGCACCGGGCTGCTGCCGTCGACCATGCCGTTGAAAGCGGCCGCGAAGCCGTTGTCGAAGATCCCGCGCGCCGGCAGGCCGTTGACGGTGATGTCAATGGCGAAGTCGGTGAAGAAGGCGGGATCGGCGAAGTTCATTTCTTGGCGGGCTTCTTGGGCTTGGCTTCGGCTGGCTTGTCGGCTGCTTCGACCTTTTGGGCGCGGCGCAGGCCGATGACGTAGGCGGCATCGGCGACCGGCAGGTCGATGACGTCGCCGGGCTCGACACGCTTGCCGTGGGCCATGAAGGCTTCGATGACGATGATTTCCATGATCGGTAGCGGGCGAGGCCGAGGCCCCGCCCTGTCCTATCAGGTAATCGAGGTGGCGACGGAGAAGGCGCCCGGCACACGAACACCCACGTCGCAGGTATAGAAGGCGCGGATGCCCTGGATGCCGGCGGTGAAGTTGGCGTAGGGATTTACGTCGATTTCAAGGACGCCCCATTCAGCCAGAATGGCCTGGCTGAAGTCGCCGAAGATCATGCTGGCGGCGGCGATGTTGGTCGAGGTGTGGGCCTGGTAGCCTTCGACCGTGCCGTCGAGGATGTTGCCTTGCCACAGCGTGACCGAGTCAGTCGAGGCGATGCGGGCGCGCTGGGCGAGCAGGCCGGCAACGGCCGGGGTGGTGACGTAGCGGCAGTTGGCATTCAGCGCGTTGGCCGCAGCGACATCGGTCTGGAATTCGATCAGGCCAGCCAGTGCGAGCGAGGTGCCCGTAACCGAACCGACGCCAGCGGTGCCGGTGATGCCGGTCGGCTGACCAGAAGCGCCAGATCCTGCGAAGACGGCCCCGTCAATGGAAACGCCAAGCTGGCCGGCGAGGTCTTCCATCACGAAGGCGTCAGCATCCGGGGTGGATTGCATCATCAATTGACGGGTAACTTCAGTGTAAGCGCCGAGGTTTCTCGGGCGCAACTGGATGATGCCCACGGTCTGTTGCGATTCGGTGATGGCGGTCGATTCAGACGACAGCCAGTAGCCGGTGGCGCCGGCGGTATGCTTGGTGATGTCGGCATTGCCGACCAGACCGGATAGGCGACGAACGCCGAGTTCGTTGGACAGCGTGCGGGCACGCAGCAGGCCGACAAAATCTTGCGGGCGAAGGTTGGTGGCGACCATGTTGCCGCCGTTTGCCGCCGTGGCGACCAGCATGTCACGCTGTTGCACTTCGAGCGGGATGAAGAAGCCTTTTCCAGAACCGGCGCGCTCGACGCCGCGCTGGGAGAGCGCGGATTCGATGGCCTTGGAGGCTTCGCGCTCCAAGCCGGCGTCGGACCAGTCGCCGGTGCTCATGGCACGGATGGCCTTGATGACGCTGAAGCGCTGGGCTTCTTTCTTGCTCATGCCGATTTCCGGCGACCACTGCGTGCCGCGCTTGGCGATCAGGCCATGAATTTCGCTGGTAAAGTCTTCGACCGATTTGCCAGAGCGAATGGCGGCGTTGGCCATCTCTTTGGCGCCGTCGAAATCGGCGAACTGGTCGCCGATTTTGGCGATGTTTTCAATGCGCTGTTGGGCCTTTGAAGCGAAATCGCGCTCCAGGGCGGCAACGTCGACCGGGGTCGGGTTTTCCATTTTGGTTTCCTTAAAATTAATGGGTGCGGGAAGTGCTGCGGGGGGTGCTGTTGCGGCATCGCTTTCGGCCTGACGCCCGATGCCACAATTGACATCGGCTTCAATGGTGCAAAGCGAGTTTTCAAGCGGCTCCCAATCGATGACGCGATAGGTGGCCGGGGTGTCCGCAGCGCGCTCGAACGGTCCCGCTGCGCTATCCAGGGCGCGGCGGAAGGCGGCGAGATCACCGGGCGCATCGCGCTGACAGCGCTCAACGACCCGGCCAAATTGCCGACCGTCCAGGGTTCTTTCGACGGCTCTGCCGTCTTTGCCAGTGGTCTGTTCGATCACCGAGTGAATTTCGTAGCCGACCGAGGATTTTTTCAGGTGAAGGCCATTGACCATGGCGATGGTCTTGCCTTCGTCGGCAGCCCAGGCGATGACGACCGAGCCGCGCACGGCATGGCCGTCAGCAGCTACCGAGCCCGGCACATGATGGCCGCGCAGGTCGTCCCAGTTATGGTTGTAGAGCAGCGGGCCGCCGTCGTTGAGGCGGCCAAGGCGGACCGATTCAGGGCGACAATCGAGAATTTCTATGCCCCACCAGCGCTCATAGGGCGTGTCGGTAGCGAAGGCCATGTCGACGGTGATGTCGCTACCGGTTTCTTCCGCACAGCCGGCCGCCGGCGGGGTGCGTGTAAAGCTGATCTGGCGCGTGAGGCTCATAGATGGTTCTCCATGAGTGCCGTTTTACGGGGTAGGCGCGAAACGTTTAAGGCAGGGGAGTTCGCGCCTTAAGCAGATACAACCCTCAATTCATCGGCCACAACCCAGCGCTCGCCGTCGGCGTCGTCAATCTGGCAACGCAGCTTGTACGTGTTTCCGGAGAGCCCGCCGATGATGCGCTGCAGGACTTGGGTGCCGGCAATCTGCGGGGAGCCGGATATCATTGACGCCGCGGCGGCGTCTTCCTTTCCCGTGGTCACCGTGCAGGCAACGACCGGACTGGCGACCGAGGCGGCCAGCGCGGAAAAGTCGAAGGTTACGGTGATGATTTCGCTGGGGTCTTTAGTCATGATGCCCGCCTGTTGATGATGTTGTTGCGCGCCAGCCCTATTGCCGCCAGGCGACGGGCTGTGGCGCGGATTATGAATTTTTGGTCGGTCGTCAGGTTGCCGCCGGGCAGCGTCAGGAATACGATGTCTGAATACATCGCATGCAGCGCGTCGGCGATTTGCAGGGACAACTGGCCCAGGCTGAGCGTCGGCGCATCAGCGGTGTGCGCGTGGGCAGCATCGACAATCGCCAGCCAGGTATCCAGCGTCAGGGCAATGCCGTCAGTTCCGTGGCTATGCGTGGCCTCCTGCACGGTCAGGAATGTCGCATTGCTGGTATCGAGCGTCAGGTTGTCAGCGGCATGCTGACTTACGGCGTCGGCAACGGCCAAAAACGCGATGACGCTTAGTGCAACACTATCCGCAGTGTGGACGCTGGTGGCATCAGCGACGGTAAGCGTCGTGGCGCCCGTGACACCCATGGTCAGGTTGTCGGCGGCGTGGGTATGGAGCGCATCGGCAACAATAAGAAGCCAGCGTGTCGTTAGTGCCACGCCGTCGGAAACATGAGCGTGCGCGGCTTCCTGAATGGCGAGATTGGCTGACCCGGTGGTATTGAGCGTTAGGTTGTCGGCAGCCTGAGTGTGCAGCGATTCAGCCACGGCCAGATAGGTTGCCATGCTGAATGAAGGAGAATCCACAGCATGCCCGTGCAAAGCATCCGCGACGACCAGCGATACGCTTCCACCACCCGCCGCCGGAATAAACCGATACTCTTCTTCGTCCTCGAAGATTTGCCAAGGGTTGCGGATCAAATCTATGGCGTAAGCATCTGACACCCGCCCCGGAATTACTATCACCCCATACCAGTCCATTGCTGGGCCAGTGATCCGTATATTTAGATTACTCGGGGCAACCATCGCCACGGTATTGGCGTGTGAATAGATACCGCTGAATTTGGAGCTACCAGCGCCAGACGCGCCAAACCATGTTTTTATATCCGATGGACCGCAGGAGGCGATTGATACTAGAGGGGTATCATCAAACCCACTAACACCAACAACGTCGAAGGGCAGATTAGCCACTGCGGTTGCAGTCCATGCTACCGGGTTTAGTCCTCCTGCAGAGGTCGTAACCTCAAGACGGATTCCGTCATAATCCCCACCAATACGCAACTGCCCCGCAGATTGACTGGCTAGGGGGCACGCATAAATAGCAACAACTGTGAAAGTTTTATCAGTAACAAAAGAAGATACAGTGCCGACGCTTGTAAGCGCAGCTGGTTTTGATTTTCTGCCAAATCCACCCACCGTCGTCGGAACGAGTCCATATCCAGCAGACCATCCGACGCCACCATTAACGATGGTCTGGTGCTGCGGCTGGCTAGTCCTTACCGTGCGGCGCGGAATCAGCATGGATTACTGCCCGCGAGTGCCGACGTAGCGAACGCGCAGCGTGACGGCGCGGGATGCCCCTTGAGCAGCAACGGCAGCAATCTTGAACGCCTTTTTACCGCGTACACGTAGTGGAACCGTCTTACGTGCCGGGTCTTCGCCGGGCGTGTTGGTGGCGTAGGTATCCAGACGGCACAGCCATTCGGCATGCTCCGAGGTATCGAAGTCGTCCGACGAGTCGCCGAGCACATCACCATTCGACCACTTGACGTAAATATCAATAACATCACCGCTGGCCGGAGTTCCCGAGTTGTCGACGGAGATTTGCACCGATCCGCTGTCATCTTCGGCATTGACAGATACAGCGTCAGAATCGACGACGCTATTGGTCGAGAGCGAGACTGAATCAGCCGCCGACCATTGGACCTGCGTTTGATTGATTGAGCCAGCCATGATTAAACCTCCACTCGCAGTGCGCGGGACACATCGGCGGCGGTGACGATATCGGGTGATTCAGCCAGTGCCTTGATGGCCGATGCCTGCTCTGCCGTGAGCAACGAGCCGACGAACATATCCAGCCCGGCACGAACAGTCATATCACCGACATCGAAGCCACCCTTGATCAGCGAGCGCCACGCCTGACGCGCCACGGCGATCTGGGCCAGTTGCTCAAGCGGCGTTTCCTGCGTGACTGGCAGGTTCGACAGCATTTCAAGCTGCATCAGGAATACCGGGCCAGCCGGCACGCCAAGGGCCAGCGAGATAAGACCGTCGCCGACTTCGCGCTTGATGATCTTCGGCGCACGACCTTGGTTAAGAATGTCCGCAACCGCCTTATCCTTCGCCATGTAGCCGGGGTCTTTCGGCATGTCGTTGGTGACAACAAACGGCGCACACTCGGCCGCTTTTGGGCCTGTCAGAATTTCGTCACGTAGTGTCATGATTAGGTCGGGTCCGCGATTTCAATGTCCCACGCCGGGAAATTGACGGTATTGGAGCCGTTCGCCGTGACTGCCTGCGATGTGCAAGTAGTGACGTAGAGCAGCTTGGAACTCGTCACATCGAGTAGGCAGACATGGGTCGCTGTGCCGGAGGCATCAATCAGCACACCGCTCTTTGCCGCCACCGTCGTCTTGCGCCCGGAGGTGTCGCCGTTGGCGTTGGTGAAGTCACCGGATGCCATCGTGACGTCGGCCAGCGCATAGGTGGCGTTGCCTTCGGTGTAGGTTGTCGGCTGGGCCGAGCAGGCTACCTGCCGCGTGCAGTTATTCTTGATGATGTTGAACGCGCCGTCGAGCACGTCGTCATGTACGGACTTACCCATGGCGCACCTCCTGCCCCATCACGGCGTTTTTAATATCAAGCGTTGTTTCAGCGGTTTGTTCGCTACCCGTTGCCACGCGGCCATCCACATCATTGGCCCATCCATTTGCGACAAAACGGGAGCCGCGGTCATCGTCGACGGTGCGGCAGTCGTCTTTTTCGAAACGGTCGGTGCCGTCGAGAAAGGTGCTTAGTACTTGTATTTTCATGCGGGTAACTCCTGTAATTGATGCCGGGGTCAGGCGTTTGGATTGGCAAGGGGCTGCGGCGGCGGGGCCAGCGATTGGCCGTATTTGGCGGCCAGTTTTTCTTCCTGCTGTAGCTCGTCGAAAACGTCTTCGATGTCGCGGCCCATTTCGGCGGCGATGCGGGTGCGGCTGGTGATCTTGAGGTCGATGCCTTCTTTTGCGGTCTGGATGTCTTTAAGCGGGTCGACCCATGACCAGCCACGGAATTGCCAGGCGTGGGCGGCGAATTTGTCCATTTTTACGACGGGCAATGGGCTGCCGTTGGCGAGGGCAATGGCACCATTGAATAGCGACTGGCGCAGCCATTCTTTGAATATTGGCTCAAGCCAGGCAGCGGCGAACCATTTGTGTTTTTTCTTCCACTCGTCGCGCGTCGAAAGCACGGCAGCGCGGATGCTGGAAAAGTTAACGGCTTCGTAGTCGTTGCACAGTTCTGGGTAGCTGGCGCCCGGCAGGCCGCTGGCCATGCGCTGATATGCGGATTTTAGAAACGGGCCAAAAACCTCATTGGGGTATTTGGAGTCCACGACGCGGACGTCAGTGCCATCGGGCAGGGTGTCCCAGGTGCCGGGCGCGCTGGTGGTGATGCGGGCGCCGGATTCGTCGCTGGCCTCGCTGCCAAGGTTGGGCGCAGCACCATCCGGGGTGACGAAAAAGCCGAGGTGGTCGGCGCCGTGTTTGGCAGCCATCAACGCCGATAGGGCGAATTCGCCGGCGTAGTGCATGGATAGCATGCTGGCGTGCATCCAAGGGATGCCACGGCGTTGCTCGGGCCGGGTGTTGATAAAGCGATGTAGCACGGCTGAGGCGTCGACGCGCTGAGCGCTGCGGTTGCTGTTGTGCAGCGAGCCGGTGGTGTAGTGATAGGCGACCGGCTTGCCGTGGGCGTTGACTTCGACGCCAGCGACAATGGCGTTTTGACCCTGCCCGGCCAGGCGGTTGTGCCAGGTGGCGAGGCGATCAACGTCGATGATGCGCAGGGCGTAGTTGTATTTGTTGCCGGATTCCGGGCCGATTATCGGCAGGACGAGGCATTCTCCATCGCGGGCGGTGCCACGGGCGATGGTTTGGCAGACTTCGGCGAATGAATAGCCGCCGGAGACTTCGCAGATGTCGCGCTGCGACCATTCTGCCCAGGCGTTTTGTATGGCGATGCGCGCGCCGTCGTCGGGGGACCCCGGCGCGTTATCAACGAGCGAGACAAGGCGCGGGGCGTCTGGGCCGATCAGGTTGGTTTCGACGATATCGAGGTAATTTCGCGCAAAATCGTTGTTGTTTTCAAGCGAGCGGGAGCGGTTGCGCAGGGCGTCGAGGTCGTTTTTGAGTTCGTCGTTGATTTTCTCTTGCGTGACTTGCCAGCTCGAGGTCAGGCGGTTGAGTTGGGCGGCAGCAAAGCCACGCGCTTGCGCGGGCTGGCGAAAGGCTTTTACGGCCTGCGTGATGCGTTGGACGATGCCCATTAAAACCTCAGATAGATGCGACCGGAGCGGCCGCTGCCATTGCTGCCGGATTGCGCGCGCACTTCCTGGCGATAGCGATCACGCAGCTTGAGCAGATCCGGGATGGGGATGGTTTTCAGGCGGCGCCCGGCGATTTCGTATTCAGCGACGCCGATGTCGCGTGCTTCGATCCATGCTTCGAGCGCGGCCAGGGTGCGCTGAGCATGGG